GGCGATCAATGCGGGCCATCAGCTGGCGGTCCTTCTTTGCGGCCTTGGTAAGCGCAGTCCATTCAGACTTACGGAAGGCGCCAATGCTGCGCAGAACGTGGATGGTTTCGTGATCCAGTGTGTGCTGGGCGTCGGGTGCATCTTCGGCAATCTCAATAAACCGATAGACCGCGCCGTCCTTTTTCAGCTTGATAAAGCGACCATTGGCAGACAGCTTCTGCCCCTCAACAGCCGTCGAAATCTCTTTCACAAAGAACAGCCCTGCGTGCGCGTCCAGCCCCAGCTGGTGGAAGCGTTCCTCAAGCTGCTTTTTGGCCTCTTGGCTGAGGCCGGACAACTCCCGCTGCGGCGCATCCTCTGTGGCTTCGTCCTGCAGCTTGAACTTTTCTTCTGTCGCGGTGCCCTGGGTAACTTCATCAATGAAAGCTTGCCGTTGTTCTTCAGTTTTGAACTGGAAGCCCGGAATGGCGCCCCGCCCGCGAAACTTGGAATAGTAGCCGTCGTGCTTCTTGGCGATCTCTCGAACCGCTACAAACACATCCATGTCGTGGCGGGTCTGGAAGGATGCCACATACAGATCCTGCCCTGTCTTACTATGCGTGGTTTCGCCGGTATCAAAGGTGACGCCCTCGATACCCTTGCTGGATACCGTACCCTCACTCACTGGCTTGCGCGCCTCAGGGATCCAAGCTTGCGAATCCTCGACCGTATCGAACGAGAAGGCTTTCAGGGCTTTGAAGTAGTTGCCGTTCATGCGCTCCGCCATGGCGGCGAGGCGCGCATGCTCGGTGCGGCCCGGATATTTCGCCCATTCTACATAGTTGCTGCCGTCCAGATCATGAGAGGTAAGCCGCATGCTATAGGTGTGTTCGCCAATCTGGAAAGGCTCACCAGGAACAATCTCATCAGCATCAGCCGTCACAGGATCCTTGCGCCCGGTCAGGTCAAGGTCTTCGATCCGCTCGAACAATTCCTCAACCGTCGCAGCGCTTGTGTAGTCTCGCCGGATTGAATTGAGTGTTTCTGCAACGGAACTATCGCTCTGCTTCTCAAGCACCACAATGCGCGTCATGACGCTGGTGCCCGCGCGCGTAAAGGTCGCTGAGGGCAGCTTAATGTCAGCCACCAAATGGAATGCCTTGGCCTCTTTGCTCTCATACAGGGCATCAAAGCGCTTGTCTGCAGCTGGGCCGGTCGGAATAAGAGCAACCACGCGGCCACCGTTTTTGGTGTGCTTCATGGCTTTGGCAAGGTGGTCCATGGCTACTTTGCCGCCCATGCCATATGGTGGGTTCATCACCACCGCATCATATTTCAGCCGGACGTTCAATTCCTCAAAGGTGTGGTTCTTTGCGTTCGCACCCGCGGATACGATTGCCGCCTTACTCGCCAGCTCGCTTGATGGTTCTACGATCGTGCGGTCAGTGTCTTCGGGGAAGAAACGCGCAATGGCGCCGTGCCCTGCAGAGGGCTCTAGTATCCGTTCGCCGCGCTTGATGTCGGCAAGCTCGACCATCTTGAAGCCGATCGGCTCCGGCGTGGCATAATAGTCCTGCCCTTCGCGCTGGTCCCGGCGCCCGCTTTTCTTTTGCTGGGCCCAATAGAAGGTCTTCGCGCGCTCGAAGCCGCTCAGTTCGTCACGGGCCACAAAGTCCAGTTCCTTGCCGCCCTTGCCCTCGCCTGCTGTGGGCTCGTAAACGTCACTGTCGATAAAGGCGTCAATGAAGGACTGCTTGAGCGCCCGCGCCTCGTTACCCAGGGCAAGGTTCTCTGCTGTGCCTGCGCGTTCAGCAATCTTCTGGGCGAACGTCCAGCGCTCCCAGCTGGTGCCGGTATTCATGTAACGGAAGATCGCGTCAGAGGTCTGGCCGGTGCGATAGATCCTGCCTTCTTCCTGAATGGCCGTCGTCGGGCGCGTGGGCATGCCAAGGTTGATCAAGGCACGCTGTTTGCCGTTCTTGGCGTCATGGAGGCTGATACCGGCCTCACCAGCTGCCGACTGCACCAGAATGACATCATGGCCACTCTCGTCGTCGTTAAACAGCTTTTTGGCCTCATTGCGGGCCTTGGCGCTTTCCCTGCCGTTGTAGATCAGCGCTTGGTCGAAATTCTCGCGGATCTCATTGATAGGCGACCGGAAGCTTGAAAAGTTCAGCTTCTCCACATATGGGTTGCGTGCAATGAACTCCGCATAAAGCTTCTGCAGGCTGATCTCTTTTTCCGTGCCGTCAACACCCACGCGCACCAGCACTTGCTCGTCAGCGGGCATCACAAACGGGTTGATGCCGCCGCCCACGTTATAGTCGTGGAACACAACAACTTTGCGGCCAAGGGCGAGGTGCTGCTTGATCATCGGGACAGCATGCCGCGCCTTGATGGCTTCCAGCAGCTTCATGCGGGTGAGGTAATCGAAGCGCTTGTTCACCAAGTCAGCTAGGTCACGGAATTTGCCCTTGTCGGCTTCCCGCAGAAAGTCCAGCGCTTGGTCGATTTTCGCACCCACGGCGTCGTCAACCAGCACGAATTTACGGTCATAGTCGGCATCAACTTCCAGCCTGCGGCCAGAGAGAGCGCCTTCCTCCTTGAGCCATTCGTGAAACTCGCGTTCCATCACTTCGCTGTCTACGCCGCTTTCCGGGCGCGTCAGCTTGTTGTAGCGCATGCGGTAGCCGAAGGGCTGCATGAAGAACTGGTCGCGGGCGTCGCCTTCGTTGTATGCGCGGCCACCCTCTTTATCCCTGCCATAATCGAAGAGATAGCCTTCGGCGTAATCAATGTTCTTGTCGTAGGCAAAAGGTGTGGCCGATAGGAACAGCACATCTGTACGCGGCGCATCCGTCAGGCTGTCTGCCTTGGCTTTGGTTTCCGGGTGCAGCGTCTCCCCCAGCTCTTTGGCCTTGAACATCAAGTTTTCGGCCAAATCTTTATCGGCCTTCTTTTTGCTGTTTTTCAGAGTGCGTGCGCGCTCAACCAGCTCGAAGTACGGCGCCCACTTATCGGCCAGCAGCATGCGTGCTTTCTGGTAACGATCGCCAGAGCGGCCCCGATTGGTGATCGCGCGCATGTTATTGAGCGCCAGCGTCGGATCCCCGCGCTCGTTCTTTGAAAGCTCCTGAGACTCGTCATTGACCACCAGATCCCAATCGCGCTCGGCAAGGCGGGGGTTCTCGCCAAGGTTCGCGTAGGTCGTTGCGACAATGCCCTTGCCCTTGCTTTTGGTGTCATCAAGGATGGAGATATTCAGGCCAAGATCCGTGCCGGCCTCTACCCATCCCTGCAGGATACCCTGTGAGGGTGCAACAATCAGGATGTTGTCTTTACCCTGGCGGGCATAGCGTTTAACCACGCCTGCGCCAACATAGGTTTTGCCCGTTCCGGTCCCGTTGGTGAACAGGTAGCCCGGCAGCGCGTCCGGATTATTGAAGCGCGTCTCCGCCTTCAATACGTCGGTTTGCTGGTCTTTAAGAAGTAGCGGCAGCGTGTCGCGGATATTGGCAGCGTCTGCAGGCTTGACCTTGATCTTGTCAGCGGCTGCCTGCCGCTCGGTGCGGGCTTCTAGTTGGGCTGCTTCGTCAGCATTTGGTGCAAGCGTGTCTTTTCCGCCTGCGTCATTCTCGGCCTGTCTGCTGCCGCCATCAGTATCGCCTCTTCCGCGCTCGTCACGTTCGGTAGTGCCGTCATCAAAGAGGGATTGCTGGCGACGTGCGCCGCGATCGCCTCGTTCTCCCAAAGGAGCGGCATCAGCGTCAGATACTGTGCGGCCAGCATCGCCGTCCCGGCTTCTGCTGTCAGGCGCTGTTCTTCCATCTGCAGGGCCTTGCTCAGATCCTCGGCGGGTAGCGGAAACATCTGTTTCGCCCAATCCGTTTTCAGATCCTGTGTCTCGGCTATCGCGTTCCAGATTGGCGCGGCTACCTGATACATCTGCGTCTTCCTTCTTGCTCTCGCCTGACTTTAATTCCTGCAGGCCAGATGTGTCAAACAAGTTGCCTTGATCACGCTCTGCGCTGAACAGGCCACCGTCTTGGTTGGCAAGCGATTCCTGCCCATCCTTTCGGATTTTGCTTTGCTGCTGGCGGGCGCGCATTTCAGCCTCTGCCCGGCTCGCAGCTTGCTCTTTCTCATCCGTGCGTTCGCTGCCTGGCACGCGCGCTTGACCATCGGCGTCTTGTGGCAGCGGCTCATCGGGCCGCGTCACCTTTTCCAGTTCCAGCCAGCCGCCGAAATTCTTGGTGCTGGCAACTTTTACAAGGATATTCCCGGCCTGTTCATCAATGGAAACCACAAAGGCCGGATCACCACCAACAACTACCTCGTCGCCAATAGACAACCCTTTGTCGTTCGCTGCCTCGACAACCGGATGATACCTGCCGGGGTTTTCAGCAAGTTCTGCGACCTGTTCGCGCCACTGCTGGCGGCGGTAGTCGTCCAGTGGCAGATTGCCGTTGTAGCCCTGCTGCAGCAGCTTCTGATAGACCGACGCGGCACGCTGTTCTGTCTCGGTAAGTTTCAGCTCAGCTGCACGTTGATCATTGCGCGCGAAAGCTTCTTCAAGCGTGCTGCGCTCTGACTTGCTCAGCAGCTTTCCTGCCCTCGCCTTCTTGGCAATGGCCTGCAGGGGTGAGCCCTCAACGGCCAAGCCTGCCTCAATCACGGCATTAGCTTGGATCTTGCTCAGCTCCTTCTGGCCGACCTTGGAAAGATTGCCCGCCCTTGGTACAGGCTGCGACAGATCGAAAGGGTCTAGTTCTGCAGCGCTTGTTGCCTGTCCAGTAGGTGGTCCCTCAAGGCTCGCATTTCGCCCAGCTTCTTCGCTGCCTCGTCGGCCATCTTGTGGTCCGGCTGGGTTTCCAGAAACACCTCGGTTTCGCGTATCTGCTTGTTCACCATGTCCAGGCCGTCCTGCACCGTCATTGTCTTGTCCACGGTAATAAGCCTCCATTGCGGCACGCTCTGCCGCGTCGTTTTCATCGAAGTAGCTGGCCCTGTAGTTGTCCAGATCAAATGCGGCCTCAATCTCGGCCTGCGTCAGCTCATTGCCGACTGCTGGCGCCGCTTCATATTGCTGGCGCAGTTGCTTCGCGCGCTCAGTATAAGAAAGGTCGGCCAGCTCGCCAAGCTCGAATTGTCGTGCCTCATATTCCTGCCGGGCCAACTTCTCAACCACATCGGCTGCAGGCACGACAGCTTGGGACATATCCTTGTTGCGGTGTGCCAGCAGATCCTGATTGACCAGCTCGACCACATCGGAAAGATCGTAAGCACCTTGTGGCAGCAAGCCCATTTCCGAAAGGCGCTCACCTACCTGATCAAGCGTCAGTGTCTTCGGGTTGTTGCTGAACACTTGCGCCAAATGCTTGGGCAATTTGCCGTCCAGATCCACACCCTGGGCCTTCGCATCATCCTTGCGGATCCCCTGCTTGCGCAGCAGCTCAACAAGGGACGGCGGGCGTTTGGGGATGGCGCCGCGGGCAGCTGTAAAGCCTTCAAAAGTATGGCCGGTTCGCGCCTCAAAGTCCTTCTTGCCGCGGAATACTGTTGGCACGCCTTCCGCGTTCGTTGCGATGATGAAACGGCCTTCAACAGCCGTGATATTCATTGGTCGGCCATCAAATTCAATGTCATTGCCGACTGTAACTTTGGGGAGTTTTGCGGGTGCAGGATCTGGCACCGGTGCTGGCGTTTGGGCCGCGGATTGCTCGGGCTGAGGTGTACCAAGGAAGGTTTCGCCCGTGCCTGGGTTATATTGGCCGATCGCCTCACCGCTATCCATATCGAATAGCGTTTCCAGCTCAGGCTGGGCTGTCACTGTCGGCGCTTGTGGCACTGGATCTGCAGCGGGGGCCTCTGCATGGTTCAAGGCTGCGTCAAGCTCTGCCCGGCCTTCGCTGATAACGTCAGTAGGAATCGGGCTTGCAATGTCAGCGTCACTCACATTATCCGGCACTGTTGCCAGCCGCTGGCCGTCAACGTCTGTTTCACCAGCTGGCGCAGGCCTGCTGCCAAGTACAAGCTCGCCCGTTGCCGTTCCGCCGCGCACAATGCCACCAAAGCCAGTGCCTGCTACTGCGCCCGCAAAGCCTTCGTCCAAGGCTTCTTCCATTTCAAAGCCGCGCTCTGTTCCAACCGTGGCGCCTGCGTTCTCGATGATGCTTTGGCCGAACTCGGTTGCGCCTTCTTTCAGGGCAGCCTTGCCGACTTCTGGCAGGATCTGCTTTGCTGATTGAACCGCAGCTTCATCAATGCCCAACATCCCCTTGCCGCCGAAGCGCTCAAGGATAGCAGATGCAACGGCAGCCGGTGCAGCTTTCACCACATCTTCAACGGTAGGTTCTGCCCTGCCGTCGTTAATTGCCCGCTCGCCGCCGATTTCCTGAGAACGCGAGGTGACGTAGGCTGGCGTGGCGTAGATGGCTGCCAGCATGTCAGGCGTGGAAACAAGCCCCTGCTCTACGATAAACGGCAGGACGTTGCTGATGGGGCTGTCCTTTACCTCGTCCCATGAACGCTGTTTGGTTTCATCGCCACCAAGATCAAGATTTTTCAGCGCGTCGGCCGATTTTTTCAGGAAGTGATCAGAGACTTGCCGAATCCGCTGCTTCTCATCATATGAAGCAACGCCGAAACCATGATCACCCAGATAGAAGGCTGGCTCAACACCGGCCTTTTCAAGCGTCTCTCTGCTACGGCCAAGAATGAGCGCAGGCAGGCCAGCCTCTTCACTATCGACTTCCTTGCCCAGCGTGTGGCCAAAATCAATGAAGTTCCCTGCCACATCACCAGCCCGCTCGCCCGTGAGGCGGGCGGTATTGTCCAGGCTGAACTCTTTGTCGATCGGCTGCAGGCCGGTCGCGTCTAGGGGCTCAAGGCCGTTTACATCAAGGCCGCTTTGAGGCAGCAAGCCCGAAACATCAAGCGGTTGCAGCCCATCCAGATCAAAAGGTTTCGACGCCATGCAGGCCCCTTGTTATTTGCGGTACAGTGTGCCGTTTACGCTGATAACCGCGCCCGCAGGCGCATTTTGCTTGAACCAGTCAATCTGGCTTTGGCTGGTTGCCATGAAAGGATCTTCCTGCGTTCCCGCGCCTGATGGCTTGCCGGACGACTGGTCAGCCCCGGCGCCAGCCGCATCATCACCGTTGCTGCGCTCTGGGGCTGGCTGCCGTGTTTGGCTTTGGGGGCTGCCCTTCATAACCTTGAACAGCTGCTGCGCTTTCGCTTCAACGGCAGCATCCCCTTGAACAGATACCGTCGCGTCATTCTGGGCCATCTTCACAGCTTCCAGCCACAGATCCTGATCAGACTTGCTGTCGCGCTGTGTTTCGATCTTGAGGATCCAGTCATTCACGCGGCGCCGGTAGTCTTCATCGCTCTCGCCCTCCTGCTGCCGCCCATCACTGGAATCCATGAACACAGCCCGCAGGTTCTCGCGGTTGGCAACCGAAGCGCTGTTGCCGCTGCGGCCAAGACCTCGCTCAGCATTATCTGCCTCAGCATTGGTCAAGCGCGTCCTCGCATCGGTAAGTGGCTGGTCGGCGTCCAGTTTCGTCGTCAGGGTTTGGTCTGCATGCGCCTGGGCGTCATCCTGCAGATCCGCGCGGAAACGCCGATCAAGGCCAGACTGCGCGGCCCGGAAGTTTCTGTCATCCTGTGCCATGCCCAAGCGGAGGGCCCTGTCCTTGTTTGCTTCATCGGTTCGGAAGGCGCGATCCTCTTCACGCTCTGCGGTTCGCGTTTCACGCGCAAGCGCCTGTAGCTTGCCGTCCCGCAGCATCAGGCCTAGCTGAGAAACACCATTACCAAGGCCTTTTGCAAGCCCCCCCAAGATCAAGCTTGTACTCATCGCACCAGCCCCCCTGCTGTACCGTCGTTTGGCTGCTGGGACGGTTGCGGCTGTTGCTGCATGGCAGCTGGCGCCTTGCCCCCAGACATTGCCGTCATGTCCTGCATCAGTGCGTCCAGCTCGCCGGACCGGTTGGCTTCCTGCAGGTTTGCCCAATCCGCTTGGGCGCCCTCTTGGTCAAGCTCACCATTTTCGATCTCCACGTCTCGGTAGAGATCCAGTGCCCGGTAGGTGACTTTTTCAAGCTCGTCTTCCGTGAAGTCATGAATGCCAAGATCCCCCATGTGGTCTGCCAGTTCTTCGACAATGGCGATACCGGCGTGGAACACCACGTCACCATTCATCTGCTGGCCGTTTTCAGATGCGGAAGCAACGACGCGGCGCACGATTTCCACGGCTGTTTGCGCCAGCGCCTCGATCGGGTCAGCGTCTGCCCGCAAGCGCTCAAAGATCTCGTTGAATGCGTCGCCGTAGATAACCTGCAGCGCCACATCCATGAAGCTGTCGTATGCGGCCTGTTCCTCCGGCGATACGTTCGGTTGTTGCTCCATACTTAGCCCCCTTGCGTCATAGCGCGGTGTTCTGGCGTGCCAGGCGCGATATATTTTGGCCTGCCGGTCTGGGTATCGACCACCCAGCGGCCAGATTGATTGGAAGGCGCTGCACCGCCAGAGATCTGCGGCAGCGGGTTATTCGGGTCTTCCTCGGTGCCAAACTTCACCATACCAGCATCACCGGTCTGATAGTTGGCTGCCCGGTCCTCAATGAGCCGGCGCCTCTCTTTTGCTTCGCCGGAAGCCGCAAGCCCGCTGCCCAAGCCTGAAATGACTTGGCCTGCCAGCATATATTTGCCTGCGGTTTGTGCAGCCAGAACCTCAGGCGCAACCGCCGCTGCGGTAGTGGCGGCGGCAGTAGTGCCAGCGGCCCCTGCGGTGCCTGTGGCTGCCAATTGCGCATTTACCGCGCCCGTCATGCCAGAAGATGCAGAAGAAAGGCCGGTCGCGGGTGGTGTCGCTGCGGAAGCCGTTGCACTGGCTGGGGCAGAGAGCCCGCCAAGCAGCCCACCTGAAACCGCGCCCGTCAATGCGCCAAGGCCCATGCCTTTTGTGATGCTGCCCCCCGTGACAGCTGCTGTCGCACCACCGATCGCCGCGCCATAACCTGCGTAGGTGATGGCGCCTGTCACAATGGACCCTAGCGTCCCTGTCGCCCCTAGAGAGCTGGCAATGCCTCCTGCTGCCGCCCCCCATCCACCTGCTGCCCCAGCAATACCTAGTGCCGCGCCTGCGGTAAAATATACCGCTGCAGCAGCAAGGATAATGGGCGCAACCTTCTTGACGACCTTCACGACCTTCTTAAAGACTTTGCCGATACCTTTAATGATCTTGCCCAAGGCCAATCTCCCTTACGAGCATGAGGCCGTCGCGGCGGAAGCCCCTGCGCTCATACATTTTTGCTGTTCTTTCCGGATTCCCGATCGCGCCGGAAATACCCACATAGATCTCAACCACGTTCTTGCGGCCCTCACCCCACTCAACAAAGGCGTCCAGCAGCTTTGGCGCAGCCTTGGCTGTCGAACCTTCGGCCACGTAGAAGAAAATGTCCGTCGCCAGAAATTCCTTGGCGATATGGTAAACCCGGTCGATCGTTCCCATGATGAAGCCAACAACCTCGCCCGCATCCTCATAAACAAAGATGCAGGTGGCGTGCCCATGGTTGGTGATGGTCTGAAAGCATAGATCCCGAAACGCCTTCTTTTCTGGCGTAACACGCTCGGCATACACGCTCGCAGCGTGCATTTCCTGCGCAAGCTCCCAGAGGCGGGGAATATCAGAAAATGAGGCCTTCCGGACTGCCATCAATTATTCCTTGCCCGAATACCTGCAGCACCGCCGCCGCCAAGCCCCGTGCGTGCATAGGTGGAGGCAATGGTCTGTGCGTTAGGTGTTGTGGTGGTTCCCGTTGCTGCAGTGTTTGTGCCTGCGCTTGTGCCCGTGCTTGAGGCGTTACTGTTCGGCCACTTGAGGGTGACGCCATACATCTTGGCAACCATCTGCCGTGACGTTGACCACACCTGCCGGGCGTTGTTCAGCTGCTGGGTGCGAACACTGGCCGGAAGGTCTGGATTGGCCGTGATGTTGGCAACCGCCTGTTGGTAGGTTCTGTCTGCTTCCTGCAGCAAGCGGGATGTTTCCGCCCGCTCCTGGGCGTTCAGGGTCGCCTCATTGATTTCCAACCGCGTGTTGGCGTCAACCACGGCGATTTCCCGGCGCGTCTCGTTATCAAGCTGCGCGATCTCTGTCCGGTTCGCCAGTTCCTGCTGCTGCAGGGTCTGCTGATGCCCGAATGTTTGCTGGTTCAGCTCAGCCTGTTGCTCGAAGCCCTGCCGCGAGAGCGAGCTATTCTGCGCGAAATTGCGGTCGGAAAGCCTGCTGTCCTGAACAAAGCGCTGATCAGAAAGGCGGCTGTCTTGTTCAAAATTCTGCAGCGAAATGTTCCGGTCGTGGATCTGCCCAGCGTTTTGTTTCGCCATTTCCATGACGTGCTTGTAAACAGCGTCCTCGCCCGCCTGACCCGCCAGTGTGGAATTAAGCAGCCCGCGCGCGTTCGCGAAAGCTTCACCGTTTGCCCGGGCACGCTTCATAAGCGGGCTATCTTTCTGGGTGATGCGGTCCACCTGAAAGTCCACATTCGCATTGCGGAACTTTGTCTTTCCCGTGTCTGTCGGGACCGTACTGCCCATCTTTGGGGCTTTCGGGATCTTCGGGGTTGGCGATAGGTTCTGGCCTTGGCCACCCTGCGGCGCTCCGGTTGCGCTCATCCAGTTCGGCGGCGAAGATCTGTCTGGCGCTGTAGCGCCACCAGGCTTACCGCCCAAGCCGCCAACCATGGTCTGGCGCTTGGTGGGGGGGATCAAAACTTTTGGCTGTTGTTTCGTCGGGCTTGCCATGCAGTCCACTCATATGTTTGGGGAAATAAAAGCGGCCAATGGCGGCTCATGCCTGATTTGACGGCTTCATTATAAGAATAAGAGGGGCGATATAGTAGCCCCCCTTCGTTCGCCTTACGTTCGCGCGGGCCAAGCCTATGGCGGCTTTTGTGGGCTGCGCTGTTGTTCCAGTTGGCGCTCAATGTCGGCAAAATACGCCTCTGCCTGCTTGATGTAGTAGGCAATGTCATTGTAGCCCCGCTTTACCTCGGCCCATTCGGATGTGGGCAAGCAAACATGCTGCAGTGGCGCGCGGGATCCCGCCTTGATCTCGGCCAGCAGTTCCGCCAAGCGCTCGGTGTTGAGCGCCAGCGGCATTTCGTTAATCTGGCGCAGCTGGATCTGGTCTGGGCGCCTTGGCTCGTCCAGGCTCACTCTTTCCACCTTCGACTGCACAATCGGCACGGCAGGTAAGGTTCGAGAGTTCCCGCAGGCTGCCGTTAAGATCAATACGGAAAGCACGCTCAGCCACTTTAGGCCGTTCAAAAAGTGCATCATTGAAAGCTCCCAATCGTTGCCTCAGTTCAAAGTTTTCCCTATCTCGCTCAGCCATCAGCCGGGCGCGCTCTTCTTCGCGGTGCTTGTCTGTCAGCTTTCGCGTTGCAAGCTCTATCCGCAGCTCCGTTACCTGCTTGGCATTGGCATTTGCGGTGTCTGTGGCCGTTTTGGCCGTCAGGTTTGCTGCCTGCAACAAGTCGCGGGTTCCTTGGTGTTCCCCCATTTCGCTCTGCCACAGGCCATAGAAGATGAAGGCCAAGACTGCCGCCACCCCTGCTGCTATTCCGAACGGATTCATGCGCTTTCCCCCGTCCAGTAGAGATAGTCGGCCACATACTTTTCCGCGGTCGCGGCACCAAGGCCGGTGTTCCAGTAGGTCTTGCAGTATCGGCCAAGGTTCTGCAGGTCGTCAGCGTCCGGCAGTGGTTCACCGAACCTCGAATACTGCAGGCGCGCGACGGCGGTTGCATAGCGATCACAGCAGCGCAGCGCCTCAACCGGGTCGTCAATGCCTTCTGGCTCGAACTTCTCAAGGATCTGCAGTTTCTTTTCGTGGAAGCGAAGGTGGTTCGCATAGAGATCCGTGAGGGTCTTCGGCTCGATCTGATAGAAGGAAAGAGCTGGCCCGCCGATCTGTTCGCGTGTGATAAAGCCTCCGCTTTCGTGGCAGGCTGTCATCAGAAGCAGGCGCGCTGCAGAGCGCGACCACATATCCATATCCTGCAGGACCGGGTTGATCACTTCATGCAGGAAGTCATTTGCTGTTGTTATTGGTTTCATTTCCGCCTTTCCAAAGGCCGATCAACATCTGCAGCCCGGCAGTGGTCAGCCGTTCTGTCGGAAGCATCAGCACAACAACGATTACCCAAGGAAGTGTATCGGCCAGCTCAACGTCAGCATTAGCGGCTGAACCGCTGGCTCGATACAACAGGTGAAGAAAGGCGCCGACAACTACCGCCATCAGCGCCCTTCTGAAAGCTATTCCAAACATCTGTTTAGAACTTGAACGGCATGCCGTCCTTGAAGGTGAAGGCCGCTGCCAAAGCAAGCATGCCTATAATCAGAACGCGCCCAAGCGCCTTCAACATGCCCGCCCGAATAAGGCGTACATCGCTCAGAAGAGACAGCAGATCATGCACATCTTTCTGAGCATTCGGCCCACCAAGGCCTACGCTGGTTAGCGCAGCCTCCGCGCCCTCTTGCGCCCATTGCTTCCCCAAAGCATGGAGATTTTCAACGGGAATGACCGCATAACCCTGCTGCTGCAGCTGAGCGATCAGGGCGCTCTCGTTTTGGTTGCTCATGTTTACCCCAATTTCACAAGGCGCCAGGCGGCGCCATCAAGCTTGAAGCCCATCGTTATGCCGCTGCCATTGAATTCGAGGAACTGGCCTTGGCCGTCGTATCCTGCAGCACCAAAGTCAATGGTAAACGGCGCCTGAAAGGCGTTAAGGGTTCCATCAAAGACTGAGAAATAGTCTTCTGCGGCGGGGGTCGCCGGCGCCGTGATGGTCACGGATGGCGCATTGACTGTAATCTCATCCCCGCGGCTGGCGTTATAGTTCGCCGTGACAATCGGCCTTGCGATAAGGCTGTTTGCCAAAGAGGTAGCGCTTGCCGCGGCAGCCAGCTCACTGGTGGCGGCGGCGGTTGCGCTGTCAGATGCGGCGGCAGCATAAATCGCCGCATTTCCTTCATGGTTCGAGGCCGCTTGCGCGATATTCTTGAAGTTTTCCGCCTCGTCCCGGTATCCGAGTGCGGCTGTTGCCGCATCACTTGCCGTTGTCGCGCTGGCTGCAGATGCGCCCGCGCTGTTTGTAGAATTGGTTGCAGCCGTTTCTGCCTGCATTTTGGAAGCGGCAGCCTCGTCCCGGTATCCTTGCGCAGCTGTCGCGGCCCCTGTCGCTGTTGTGGCGCTTGCACCTGCTGCTGTCGCACTGTCTCCGGCATTGCTCTCGCTAAGGCTGGCGCCTTGCGCAGCAAGCAGGGTTGCGGCAAGGTCGCCGTGCGCGCTGAAAATCTGCCAGTAGGTGCCATTGTGCCGCATATTGGCGATACTGCCTTCCGGCATATCGCCTGGCACAAGATCAGATCCGTCATCCCGCTTGATCGCGATTTTCCCAAGGTAGACCTCGTTGGGACCCATCACATCAAGGGTGGCCGGCCCGGTGTTGCCGCCACCAACCGGCACCACAAACATTGCCCCCATGCCTGCCTCATAGGCTTCCGGCGTGATTGGTAGGGTCAGCAGATATTCATTGGCCGCGCCCATCGTGGCTGTGCCCAGGGTGACGGTATCGCCCTGCAGCAGATCCGGTGCTGGCAGCTTGTCAAACCCAGCCTGTACCGCCAGCAGGGTCTGGTTGATGGAGTTAGCCCGCGCAAGCGTGTGTTCTTCTTGGGCTGCAGCAAGGGTAAAATACTGGTTCGTCATCGCTTCTTTTTCCTCGGGCTGAAATAATAGGTGATGCCATGCAATGTGTGGGGGGCTTCGATCGTGACGCTGCCGCCGATCGCTACAGAGATATTGCTGCCGTATCCGTCGATATAGGCTTCTGCTGTGCCTTCAACCTGGGACCAATAGAAGTTGTCCCAATAGACCTCATCCCAGAAGCCGCCGCCGCCATACACGTCAAACTCTTCCCGCGTGACTGAGTGAAGCGTTGGGCTGCCATAGGAGAAGTCTGCAGACACTGCGATTTGAGCGCTGGCCCCGGTATTCATTTCTAGCGCCACCTGATGGTAGCGCTTGTCCATGGACGGATAGCCAAGGTTATTGAAGGGAAGCCGCAGCAGGAACTCAAGCGGCTGGCCGTCATAGCTGCTGCCGCTATTGACCCGGTAAACATAACCGTCATCCGAGCCCATATAGATAACCTCGTCGCCTTGGTCGTCTTCCACGGAACAGGCGCAACGTACAACCCGGTCATACCTGACGGGCATTGCTTCCACATACCTGCCAGCAAAACTGAACACCAGCCCGGTCTGATCGTCAAAGAACAGCCAATACTGGCTTTGTTCTGTCACCACAAAGGACGCAGTTACCTTGGCGTTCGATTGGCGCTTCTTGTCCAGATAGGGCTTAATTTTCCTGCTGATAACCGAAGGGCTGAAATTCCCGTAGGTCTGGGTGCTTGTCAGGTCACGGGCGCCTGCATTGTCGTAGAATACCGGCTGCCCAACGTCCTGCACGGACCATTCATAGGCACCCACTTTCTTTCGCACGATCTGCAGGTCAGCGTCGGAATTGTCGCCGCCCAGAACCTTGCCATACAGAGCCCCAATCTTGTTGCGCGCAAAGATGATCAACGCCCCGGCATAACCAGAAACAAAGCCGGTCACATCGTCGCCCATGCCCAGCTCGCCAGCTCCCGTTATCACTTGCCACTCAAGGGGCCTGCCAAGCGACGAGAACTGCACAGACCCGCCCCGGAAACCAAGCATAAGGTAGCTGCTATGCTCTGCAATATGGATGGGGGCATCCACCGGCGTTCCAGTGTGGATCTGGGCAAAGACCTCGCCGTCAAATTCAAAGGCATGGTTCACGCCGTCGCAACCGTACATGCGCCGCGTCTCTGTGCCCGCATAGAAGTTTTCGTTGATGAACTCATAGCGCCCGCCAGGCTGCAGCGTGATCGCGGCGCTTGCGCCAGATGCAACCGCTTTCGTAACAGCATCCACCTGCAGGTTCTCGCCATCAGCAAACGCACCGGTAACGCTGGTGAAGATCAGCCGCCCGGCTGCGTCGTTTGTGGTCCAGTCACCAGACTGCACAATCACGCGCTTTACTGTGGCCGTCGCAGCGCTTGTGGCTCCCGTCAGCACGTCACCTTCTGCAATGGCGCCTGAACCTGCCGTAAAAGCAACCTCAAAGCCCAGCGGCACGCTCTGCCAGCCAGAAGCGGTGCTGCGGTGCATAACGCAGGCCGTAGCGCCAGCATTGTCACGAAAAGCATAGGTTGACCCGCCATAATCCCACACGCCGCGAACAGGTCCGGACCCCGGCACCTTGTCCACCTTGGACCGCTGCAGCTCAATCGCAGCTGCTTTAAAAGACCTGTGATCAGCGTCGTTTGTGGCGCCGTCCTGCACCGGGTCGCCATCAAGGGTTGCCCGCGGGGATCCTGCGACCTCAAGCTGTTCGCCGTCAGTGAAGGTGCCGTCAAGCGCGCTCACCACGATATAGCCTACCGCATCTGCGGTGCCATAGGTGCCCGACAGGACAACAGGATCCTGCAGCAGCTCGCACGTCGCGCCCGATACGGCGCCGGTAACGGTATCGCCAGAAGCAAAAGCCCCCGTCCCGCCGCTGAATTGCATTACGTGGTAAACTGCCTCGCTGGGCAAACCTCTGCCATCCCAGCGCTCAAAGCCAGAAATAAGGCGGTAGCCTTCCGGGCGCGGCTCATAGTTGAAGCCGCCGATAGCATTGCCGCCCTTGCGCTCAATAGGCGGCGTGACAAGATCCATGCCACCGCGCAGTCCATATGTTCTGTCATGCTGGCTCATGCGAGGGGCCCACCAAAACTAGGGCTGTCCAGCTCGCGGTCCATCAGCGCTGAAAGAAGCTCGCCATATTCCCTGCTTGCTGTCGCAGCTGCTTCCCCCGCCTCATCATGTTCATTCAGCAGCAGCAGCGCGCGCCAAACGATAATATCGTGATGGTCGGTGTGAAATTCCGGGGTGTCAGTATCAAGGCTCAGGGTCTGAACCGATTTATGATACTCGCCCTCAAGGCTGTAAACGCCATCCGGCTTTGGTGCCAGCATCAGCGCGTTGTCGCCTGGACGAACACTCCAATAGGATGGCCTGCCCGCTTCGGCGTATGACCGGCGCGTGGTGGCTCGAAACTCATTCCAAGGCACATAGATCAGCTGCGTCTGTGTTTGCGCAGACTCGCCCGCCTTGGTGCAGAAAAGGGGGCTGGTATCAAGCCAGCTCCCCAGATCCTTTATTCCCCAAGAGGCAGCAGTATAGGCTTCGGTGTTGACGATCGTGTCCTTTGCGAACTCCCGGCGCATCCAGCGCCAGTCTGTTCGCATAAGCTGGATCTTGCGCCATGCCTGCGCCGTGAACCGAACGATCTTCAAAAGCCGTCCGGTTTGCCCAACTACCGCCGTTGGCTGCCCACCAGTTACAGTGCCGCTCTCGCGCGCCACGCTCTGGCACAGCTCAAGGAAATTTGCCATTTATGCTACCTCTTGGGGAAAGGATGGATTAAGCGGCAGGACCGCTGATGATGCGGAACGGATACTGCATCGCTTTGTAGCCTTTCATGTCGCCCTTTTCGTCCTGCGAGAAGCGCTCAGCTACAGCGTTTTCCAGTACCTTCACGTACTTCATCTTGACCTTCACTGGCTCGCCGCGCGGGATCAGCTGGCCGACACCGTTGACCGAAACAAAGACCGGGCGCTCACCGTCGCGGCCTTCTGTGCGTTCGATCAGGATTTCAACCATCGCATTCATCGGGTCGCCCCGGGCTGCCGGTGCGGGTGCTGGTGTTGGGTCAGGTGCTTGGGTAACAACCGGCGCCACCACTGGTGCAGCAGCTGCGGCCACAATTGGCGCTGGGGCTGCCTCACTGGCCGCGGGCTCATTCACTGTTGCCTCATTATCAGCTGCCGGGGTTTCGTCCGGCACCTCGATCTCTTTCAGGTCCGGGTTCGCCTCGGTGATTTTGGCCAGAAGCTTGGTTTCGCCCGTATTGTGCTTCACATCAAGACCAAGGACGGTCGCAGCATAATAGAAAAGCTGGTCGCGGTTGGCTTCGTTCAGTGCAACTTTCACAGTCTGCATATCAGTCTCACTTTGCTTGTTTTGAAAGTTCAGAACGCAGGTGGTAGCCCTCAAGTGCCCAGATCTTCTGGCGTGCATTTTCAAAGGCAATCTTGCGTCCGATTTCGGCGTCAAAATTTTGGGGTGATGCGCAGGCGCTCTCGCCTACGACTTGATAACCGTTCTTGAGCGTGAGGGCGCAAACGGTCAGGGTCGTGCCAGGGAAAACATGGAACTGTTGCGACACGATACAGTCGTCAATCTGTGCCGTGGTCAAACGTGGTGCATTCAGGCCCTTGGCATTGATTTCCGCCTCAATGGCTGTTTCGTCTTTCATGGCTTCGCTTTCAACGAGCGTGAAAAGAAAAAAGGGGGGCAAGAAGCCCCCCTTTCACGGGTACTCAGAACGAATTACCGGCCTTAGAGGCCGGTAGCGGCCACTTCGAGGCGGGCCATCCAGTTTTGGTTCAGGATGACAGCTGCAAAGTAGGTCTTCCAAGACACGTAACCGCACTGGCCCAGAGGGTCAGACTTGGAAGGCTGGCCAGGGTTGATTACCATCGGAGTGATGGCGTTCATGCCCTTGAGTGGCACAAGGCCATATGCATCCCGGCCAATGAAGATAACCGGGTAAACGTCGGCTTGGGCGCCGCTGGTGGTCAGCATGCCGTTGAAGGCACCGCCCGCATCAGGCCACGCATCCAGCTCGGAAGAAAGCACATATCGCACATTCTCGACGGAACCGATTTCCTGAGCGCAGAGAATTTGGCGGCTGCCATACTCTGCCGTGGAAATGAAGCCCGCAAGGTTGCGAATGTCGCTTTCAAGGTTGGTGTGCGCAACGGCCACATATGCCTGTTCCACCGGCTTGGTGGAATAGTTCGTGGAACCGCTCAGAACATTGGTGATGAACGCCGCTTTCTGGGCACGCAGGCCGCGCGTTACCGCACGCTGCTTGTCCAGGCTGATCGCCGTGTTCACTTGGTTCCGGGCCGTGCCGTTTGCATAGAAGACGTTGGTGCCGGCCTTGATTGCGCCATAGGTGATCATTTCCACCGTAAGGGCGGCTTGCTCACCAGCCAGCATGGATGCGTCCTTAAGCACGGGATCTTCCGCAAGGTCTGCAACCTTGTCGGAGATCTCGATAGGGACACCATACTGGTTCAGGGTAACTTCCACGTCCTCATACGCCATCTTCTGGGCGTTAGGGGTCACACCCTCAACAAGAGGCGTGGTTGCTGCACCGAACGGCACAGGGCGGCGGAACTTGACCTTTTCCGCCTTGTTTTTGGGCATCGGCTTGGTTTGGCCGAATTTTGCCAGGACCAGCTCAGGCTCGGCGTGCTTGAGCATTTCGTTTGCGGCCCAGCCAGCGGTACGCTGGTTAATGTCGCCGTAGGTAGTCGTGTTAGGCATTACCTATCTCACTTCTCGTCTTGACGAGCGTAGAACTTGAACGCTGACTCGAAGTCGTCGGCTGGCCCATCCCCGCCACCTGTGGAGGTGCGAGAGGTCGGCGCAGACGCAGACTTGCGTTGCAGGTCACGTTTACTGGTCGTCGGTTTTTCTTCTGGATTGGGTTGCGGGTCTGGTTGCCCGCCGTTGCCCTGATCGGCATTGAGGGACTGCTTGAAAAGCGCAATCACTGCCGCCGCTTCTTCACCATCGACAATGTGTTCGCTGTTGCGAGCGAGCGCGTCTTGGATCATGCGCGGCTGATCACCAACCCATGCGTGGAACTCGTCGGATCCCCCAATCTGCTGCCAATCAGGGTGCGCATCGGACAAGTAGTTTTGCTGGCTGATGATGTAGGACTGGTGCTTCTCTTGGTCCATCGAGGCCAAACGCTGTTCAAGCACATCGGCCCTTGCCTCAGAGGCTTTCAGTTTCTTTTCAATCGGCCCCACCACTTCCGGGTAGTCTGCGCGGAGGCTTTCGAAATCGTCCTCGGCGTCGTCACCCTGGGCAGTGCCGTTTTTGTTGGTGGCGGCACCGTTACCGTGTGCGGCCAGTTGGCGCTTCAACTCTTCGTTTTCGCGCTGGGTTTCTGCATATTTCCGGTTCAATGCACTGATACGGCCCGTGTCAGAGCGGTATCGGTGGTCAACGTCCCGGTATTTGGTTTGCAGGGCCTCAAACTCGGCCCGCAGCGGCTCAGGGGCATCTGCCCACGGATCCGCCTTATTCTCGTCTTCGTCGCCTTGCGGCGCGGCGTCTTCTTGCCCGCCTTCACCTTCGCCCGCGGCATCGTCTGCGGCGGGTTCTTCTTGATCTGCCGCAGTATCCGCTGGCGGCGTCGGCTCTGGTTCTTTTGCTGGTTCTTGTGTGCCTGAACCTTCGCCAGATGCTGCGTTGAATGCTGCTTCAAATTCGTCGTGATCGGTCTTTTTGTCAGTCATGTTGGCTTAATTCCTCAACGGCCCGGGTGGGCGGTTTCGTGGTTAAATGCCGTAGGATTCGGTTTGCATTTCCTCGGCGGGCTCATCAGCGCTCTTGGGTGCATCCTCAAGCGCTTGAAGCTCTGCGAGACGCCCCCGCAGAACTTGTGTCTGGTCGTGTGTGGTGTTGGGATCCTGCAGCTGCTCAAGCAGCAGCTTGCGCCTGGCGAGGATCCATTTCTGGATCGCCTGCCAGTCCATTCCGTGGACATTGATTTTCATAGTGTCGGGCTAGATCGCGCCGCCAAAGCTGGTGCCGGGCACCTCAACCGCGCGCTGTGCCGCCTCTTCTCGGGCCAGCTTCATCTTGAAGCCTGCCTCGGCAGCCATCTTGCGTTCGTCGCCTTCCTGCGCCATCTGGGCAATTCCAAGCTTGGTGCGCAGTTCCTCAATCTTCATGCCCTTCTGTTCCGCCAGCTTCATCAGCTCGGTTTCGCGGTTGATCAGGGCAATTTCCTTGCGGCTATCCAGCTCCATCTGGATCGTCTGCAGCTTCACTTCTTCCGGTGATGGGCCAGTTTGTGCTGTGCCCTGCTGCGACGCCATCTGCTGTTCCATCCATTCCTTGTATTCTTCGTCGTCGCGGATCAGGTCGTCCGACGAAAGCATCATGGATTGAACAACCTTCCGTAGCCCTTCGTCCTTCTTGATGCGGCCCGCAAGCTCTGGATCCTGTGCGGCCAGCTGCAGCAACACCATGAGGTTTTGAGACTGCAGTTCGCGCACTAGCAGAACGGAGGATCCGCGGGCGTCAACCTGCATGTCGCCTTTAATGTCCAGCTTGTCGTTGAACTGCGTGTTCCAGTCGTACAGGCGACGCAGGCACGGCACGGTCAGATCATCATCAAGGTTCTTGATCACGCGGCGGAAGATCACGTTGGAGCTGTTCATCAGCATGGCCAGACCGTGAACCGTGTTGGCCACCTGCCCGCCTTGCTCGCCCTGCATTGGGCCCGGCAGGCTGACCTCTTCGTCAATGAACTGCTTGCCAAAGGTGATGATGTTGGCCAGCTCGGACTGGTTGCTGTCGATTGAGACAACCTGAAACGGCGTGATACCGTTTGGCGCATTGTCATTGATCTTCCAGACCTTGCGGGCTGTCAGCTCCCAAACCCCGTCTGCAGGCGATACAGCCTTCTGGTTGACCAGAACCTGCGGCCCGGCAGATAGCCCGCCATTGTCCAGCATCATGCGCCACGCAGCGTTTACGGCTGACTGGCTGTCGCGCATCAAGGCAGGAACGCCCCAACCCCACATGCTGGAAACATCCTTGGCGAAGTTGACAATGCTATAGATAGGCTCGCCACTATCGAGGTGGTGGATACCGAATTTCAGGACGTGGCCCTGGCAGACATAAACCACCACATCAACGTCCGTCAGCGGGTCAACCTCGCCTTCAATAGCGCGCCAATCATCGGCCTGATCAAAGCCATAGAACAGATCTTTCAGCTCGTTTTGCTCAATTGGCCCTCGGTATTCCCAGACCACAAAGCGGTTCTCGATAGAGGCTTCGTTCTGGCGGGCGATCGCGCGGATCTGGCTGATGTAATCAGGGATCTTGCCTTGTGGCCCCTCTTCCAGCAGCGCGCGCACCGCATCTTTGTCGAAGCCAAGCGCATAGGCCATCTTGCGCATTTTCTTCTTCGTCCAAAGGTGGCGCTCAAAGGTAAACTCGGCGTCCTCGATACGGGTTGCGTTCGGGTCTGGAAAGAAGTTCCAAGGATCCGTGCAGGTGAACACCGGGCGGGCATCAGCAACCGCCTTGAGGTCGAAGTATTCCTGCCGCGTATTCTCATCATAGAGCTTGACCCAGCGGCGACGGGTCTTGCCGCCGTCGATCGGGCCTTTCATGATACCGGTGCCCAGCTTGCACATGAACTCGATCGCGTCCCGGCATTCGGCGGCATAGCGTGCCTCAACCAGTTGATCTTCCATTTCACGCGACATGGAATCGGATCTCGCGGTAGCTTCCTCCATATAGTCGCGGCTGGCGCGGGCCTTCTCTATCATGGCGGCTTGTGCCTCTGTGGGCGCCTGGCCTTCTTTCAGCCGCGGCTCCACGTCCAGACTGGCCTGCATTTCTGGTACAGGCGTCGGTTTTATGCCCCAATTCTTCTCGTCGGTCGGGAACATCAAGTCGAAGATCCGCGCAATCCAAGTGTCGGTTTTTGGGCGGGTCAGATGCACAAACAGACGCGACTTATTGCCGTCCTTTAGCTTCTTCTCGGTGTCGGCGTCGTAGCGGCCATAATACTGGCGCGTATCGCCGTACCAGCCCAGCTCAACGTCCGACTTCTTCGCCACAACCTGCTCGGCTTCATTTTCGAGGCGGTGCGCTATGCCAGCGATAACCTGCTTGACGCGCACTTCTTCCTTCTTCATCCGGTCCAATTCTTCCAGTTCTTCGACTGTCAGATCATGCGGTCCATCAATAACCTGCACTGGCATCCCCTATACTTGAGCCAACAAGCGGCCCGGTGGTTTCGACTGGTTGAACGATGGCGCGGGCCAAGCCGCTGATAATCAGGTATCGGGTGGCGTCCATCAGGTGGTCGTTCTTCTTGACGATCCGCCCCTTTTCGTCGCGGCGGTAAAGCCGGTACTCGGCTAGCCAGTTGCCAAGCGTGGAAAACACCTTGAGGCGCCCGGTGGTCAGGCGCTCATAGATGTTGTAAATCCCGCTTTCGACGTTGTTGTCTGCGGACTGCAGATTGAGCCCAAGGGACCGATAGTCGGTAATAAGTTGCTCACCGTCGCGCTGTGTGCGCCCCCGGCTTGCAGGGTCGATCACGCCGGGTATCCAGTTGCCCCTGGCCTTGATGGCCGTGGCATGGACGCTTGGCGGCGCTTCGCCCCGGTAGTGTTCGGCATAAAGATACAGCGTGTCTGTGTTCCGGTCGTGAGCGCCCCAAACACCCGCGGTCCTGTTCCAGCCCACATCAAGGCCGTAGGCGCGCGGGAAGTAGGCCGGGATCTGAAACGGCGCTACAACAAACTCGCTCTCGGGAACCGGAAAGATGGCGCCCGCCCCCAGCGACGGCGTGCCCTTCGACCGCGCATCCCGAAGGTGCGGCGGTGTGGCATCCAGCAGCTCGCGCTTAGTCTTTTCGTTCAAATGCGGTACATCGTCCCATCCTGCTTGGATGAGATAGCGGCTTTCTGAAACGGCAGGCATATCAGTTACTTGCCACGTCCATTTCAGGCAGGAATTTAAGCACCACTTCGGTCAATCCTTCGAGTGGGGTAAAGGTCAGCATGACGATTCCGTCCGTTGTGGCCGTCCGGATGATGCACTCGCCGTAAACGTCCAGCGGGCATTCCTCATCAAGCCAGATGAGATCCTGCGCCGTACCCTCGAAGCTACCCCGCCCTTGGTGGAACGACTTGAAGCCCAAGAGGCTTTGCCCCCCAGAAGCATGGCGGATCTTGACCGTATCTATCAGGTTGGGAACGCCAGATTTCCAAGTGATGCTGTCGCGCACGATGCTATTGCCCAGGATGATACCCTCACCCGTCACGCCTTTGCGTTCAGCGCCCTCAAGAACCTCGCCCAGCAATTCCTTTTGCAGAATGTCGCGCGTTGTTTCGCCGTTCTTGCCTGCCACCCACGCCCTTATGGGTTTTGTAAACCTGCGCCCACGCCACCAGTGCGGATACCAGCCCGTCAGGTGGCAGGCCGTTTCATAGCCGCCCATGCCGAACGTCTTGCCAATACGGTTGGCAGCGAGGGCACAGCGCTCCCGATAGTTCGCGCCGGCCTCGAAGAACTCCATGTGCTTTGGGTACTTCTGCCGCGCGTGATAGAAGCGCGTGTTACCCTCGCCATAGTCCACTTCATGGTCTGCATCAGGGTAGATATGCAGCAGCTTTTGTTGCCGTGTACGTCGCTGCTTCTCAATCAGCAGCGCAAGCAAATGCTCTCGCTGTGAGCGTGGTAAACTGTCCAGCTCAGCCAGCGCCGTTGCTGTGATCTGCATTAGGTGTCTGTCTGCGCCTTGATGCTTTTGGACAGCTTGGCAATCTCAGCGTTAAGCTTGTCGTCGCTCATTTCGCTGGTGGCAAGGTGGCCGGAGTGTTCGATCTTCGAGCTATCGCCAAACGTGGCGCGGTCAAGCGATTTCAAGAGGAACATCAGCAACGTGTCGCTGTATTTGATCTTTTGCCCAACAACATGCCCGTCAACAATGATTGGCTCTGCCACGCCCTCGACCGCCCGCCGCCTAGCCTCATCCTGCAGAGTGTCAATTCCTTCCTGCTTCGCTTCCTTCCAGGCAGTCCGGAACTCTGGATCCTCATCGCGCCACTGGTAGACCCGCTGCCGTGTCTTTTCGATTGCCCGGGCAGCCCCTGTCACAGTGTAGCCGTGCGCAAGCTTATCAATGAACAGGGCCTTCTCCCCATCCATGCGCATTTGCTCTACGGTCTGTTCTGACATTTTCGCGTGTTACCGTTGCCTCAATCAGCCGGTGCTGGCAGGCCAACTGGCGATGATCAGATCCTTTTCCTGCTCCGTAAGGTCATTCTGGGGATCTGCCACCAGCAGCGTCAGAAACACAGCCACGTCATCGCGCTCCAAGGCGTTTGCGGCCAGATAGCGCTCATACGAGAAGGCTGTGTCAGGATTGGTGGACGCCTTGATCTGGTTCATTACAGACACATATCGCGCCCGGCCTGTGGCGTCGCCGCCCAGCTGCACCACGCACAAATCCTGAAACTGAACCTTCGACAGCGAAGAATAGGTTGGCTCAACCGCGCGAGGGATCGGGTTGGTAAAGGTGCCGTCGCCATTGTCTCGGGCGCCGTGCTTGGTCCCGTCTGGGACCAGGGTAAACACCCACGCATCCGCGATCGGGCCAAAGATTGCCTTGGCAGCCTCAGCGGAAGCTGCCACCACGGGATCAAAGGCAATCCCGCTTTCAATGCGTGCAAAAGTCGTCAATGCCCGTCTCCTATGCTGCAGGTAGTGTCAGGGTGGTGCCCTTGAGGGCCGCGCTGCCGTCTGTGGTGCGATAGGCGATCATGGCCCAGCCGTCGCCACCGTCGCCAGCGGAAGCCTGACCGCCGCCTGACCAGTTATGGGCAGCGGCACCACCAGCACCATGGCCACCAAGACCACCATTTGTTTTTGACGAAGCAGTGCTATATGAAACGCCGCCGCCCCCGCCGCCGAACGCGCCGCCATTGCCGCCATCATCCGCAGTCCCTGTGTCACTTACCTTGCCAGTGCCTCCGCCAAGATCATATGATCCGCCCACACCCACGGTAAGCCCGACATCGCTGCCGATGTTTGCCACTGGCTCAACGGCAAAGATCCCGGTTGAGAAATGTGTTACTTCAAGCGTGTAAGGGTCAATAGACGCCACGCTGGGCACAAGGATGCCAGGGTAGCGGCTGCCGCCAATATTCGCGAAGCCAGCGCCAAGTTCCCCGTCAGCGGCAGCATGCCCAAGCTTGGGCGCACCGCCACCAGTGCCATGGTATTGCAGGTCAGCGTCACCGCCGTTGCCGCCATCGCCAAAGATGGTAGCGGCTGCCCCGCCACCTGTGGCCGTGAAGGTGTTGTTCGCATACCCACTGCGGCCACCTGTGAACTGGAAGTCGCCCCCCGATCCAGTACCGCCAGCTGCGTAGTTTGTGGTTGAAACCGTAGCACCGCCCAAGCCACCCAAGCCACCAGTCGCGCTCAAGGTCAGGGCGCCATCAAAGCCTGTAATGGAAGACGCGCCGCCCGCTATGCCGTCAGTTGTTTCAGACCCCGAAGTGACGCCGCCTGCGCCAAGCGTGATGGTCAGGTCATTGCCCGGCGTTACCGCCATGAGGCCACCAGCGCAACCGCCGCCGCCGCCGCCCGTGTTCGCCTTGCCGCCTGTGTTGTTGCGCGATTGACCACCGGATCCACCCGCCCCACCAACGGCCACAAACACCTCTGTAACGCCAGCGGGCGGCGTCCAGGTATGAACACCGGCACCCGTGAACTCCACGACAGTAAAGTCTAGGAAGCCGACATTGCCAACCAACGAGCTGCCAACGGCAGACGCCAGAATATCGCTCGCCTTAAGCATCAGTATTTTACCTTCTTTCTGGGGGGTGGGGTCAGTGCCTGCAGGTCCGTCAGACCGTTAAAGCATCTTGAAGTTGATGGTGGTGCCGCCTTGTACCGGCAGCATGCGCGGCGCGCGGTTCAGGCAGAGGGCGCCAGTCGTTTCCGCGCCAAACGCCGTAGCCACGCGAGCCACAACATCGCAGGAAAGTGCCGTGATAAGCGCGAAACGTGCGCCTGGCGGCACTGCAACAGATGATACCTGAGACTGGCTGGCTGCCAATGTGTCGAAGGCCTCATCGCCATAGGACATTGGCTTGGCGCCGACCACGCTGCCATTCTCTGCCGGAAGGGCCTTCACCCACTCAATTCTGACGTTATCGGCCATGCTTCAACTCCCCTAGCGTGCCGTTAAGGCACAACCACATCATTGTTGGCGCCAAAGGAATCCGGCAGGATCACACTGGCAAGGCAGCGAGAATCCAGCAGATCCATAAGCGGTTTCACTTGTTCAGCGTAAAGAACCCCTGCCACCCGGCGCAGCTCTGCAACGTCTTCCGCGGATACATAAGGCGAGGTGGCATAAAGCTGGATGCCCGCCTCAATATCGGCCACGCGGTCAGGAAGGCGGGATAGCGCCTTCACAACGGATAGCATTTCGCCGTTCAACTTTTGGCGCCGGCCATCATCAAGCCCAGCTACCAAGGTCAGTTTTTCATCCAGCGTCATTTCAACGATGGTCTTGGTTTCAAGCCCCACTTCGACGCCGCCGATCGTGTCGTTATTACTAGCCAATTTCAATCGCTCCTTCTGTCGCAAAGACGCGCCAATCGTAAGCGTCGTCAGAGATAAGCAGTTTTCGGGTTACGCCGTCGTCATAGAGGATCATGCAGTTTGGCCCGTAAGCAGCGTCTGCAGCATCTGGCAGTGACGTATGTAGGTGCATGTTGATGGTAGTACCCACGGAAAGCTTTGCTTCCGCGGTTACTTCGCGACCAAAGGCGAAAGGCTGGCTAAACTTGAAACGCTTACCCACCCACTCAAGGCCCCGCAGAAACAGGCCCATATTGTTTTCAGTTATGCGCATGCGACTATCTCCCGAAGACGGTAAGACGGCATCCGGATAAGCGCCTCCGCAGCCGTCGTGATCAGCAGATCACCGTTTGCGGCATCAAGTGCCGTTATGGTGTTCGAGGGGATGGCGCTGTTGTTTGTGTCGATCACCTCCAGAACCTGCAGCGTGCGAGCATCCAGAACGATCACGCCGGATCCTGCAGTGCCCACATAGAAGCGTGACTTGCTGGCATCCTGAGCAATCGCGGAAATGGGTGATGTTGTTCCAAGGCTGGCAGTGCCGCCTGGCTTAAACATGCCTGCCTCTAGCTGGTCCATCAGTTGGACCTGATCCGCTGTCGGGCACCCTGAGCCACCTGCAATGAAGGCCATAGCCCCTTGATCCAGCGTTCCAAGGCCACCGATCGGATCAGACCCGAAGCGCAGGATGGCGTTTGCCAGCGACACATTGCCTGCAGCTGCACCAGACGCCACCAGTTTGCCGTCAAAATAGACATAGCCAATCCCGGATTTGCGGCCTACCACCACCCGATGCCAATTGCCGTCATTGATGGGCACATAAGCGTTTATATCGGCGCTGGCCACCTTAAACTTGAGCCACCCCACAGTGTAGACGGACAGCACCCAAGCGCGGGTTGTTCCGTCATCATACGAGGCAAGAACGCCTGTTACTTCATCCGTTTTCACCGATACCTTGTGCCAAAAATCCCCTGTACCATACTCAAGGTCAGACGAGTGCGGAATGTAAGGGAAGTTACCGTCATCAAACGGACCGTAGGCGACAGCCTCGGCGCCTGCAGCTACTGCGGCCTTGGTCAGTGCGCCCGTGATCACGGCAGCGCTTTCGTTACCGCTGTGATCACGGATAACCGCGTCTGCCCTCGCATATTCCATTGTGGAAGACCCACCAGCCACCGAGCCTTCTGCAATCACGACGGTGACGCTGTTCAGTCCCGACACGTCAAATGTCTTTTTGGCAACCTCTACGACCGATGATTGGATGAAACCCAGGTCTGGGGCAGTGGCGAATGCAGAAACGGTATGTAGGCCGACGCGCAGGGCATTGCTGGCGGCTGTTTTGGCTACCCGATCAACAGACAGTTGCAAGGTATCTATGCCGGTAACGTCTATGGTCTGAAAAACCCCCATCCAGACGGAATTGGCGCCTTGCTGAATGACAAGTTGACCTGCAACAACCGATACGCTGCCCCCATCTGAGCCGTTGAGGTCAACGGTCCAATTGGTTAAGTCAACGTCAAACCCGTCGTTGTTGATGGGCTGCGCGGCTGTTACTGACCCTGTGGAAGTGTCGGCCATCAGGCAGTAAGTGGTATCGCCCACAATGCAGCCGGACGCATAGTCATTGGTCAGATGAAAGACCATGCCGGTAGTAGGTGCATCAGGTTCGCGGAACAGCGCAGTGAAGCCACCATTGCCATTGACATCATCTGTGGCCAAAAGCACCGCATCAGTTTCTGTGGCGACCAAACCAACCACTTTGTCATTCGAAGCCCCCGGCCCGCCTTTGATTGATGGCGCTGTCGCATAATTGTACTGTTCGGCATAGGCCGTTTCGGCAATGTCCGTTTCCGGGATGTCAAAGATCTGTATTTGGTTCGAGTATTTCCCGGTTGCGACAAGGCGACTATCCGCAGTGAAATCCACATGTAGAATTTCGCTGACCTGACCGGTGATGTTTACCACCTTGTCCTTGTCGGCTCTCGTCCCGGTAGGGTTGATCACAGACAGCCCGCCCGCGGTAGCTACCGCCACAGTTTGATACGGCAGCTCCCGGCTTTCATCCATTTCAGCGCCAGGCAGCACTGTCGCGGCCACATCGTTGACCTTTTCATGCACAATGACCGGCAGCGTTGCATCAGCGGTGAAGCCTGCGCCAGTGTTCCGCTCAGAAATATCACCGGCATAAGCCGCACTGTTACTTGTGTAGATGGTATCGGCTTGGTCATTGATGAAATCAACCCGATACAAGCCAGCGCCGTTCGCGCCGTTGTTGCCGACATACATAATGCCATCAAGGAAAGTGGTGCATGCGTGCGCTACACCCCCAAGCGTGCCGGTGCGCGCCAGAATACCCTGCGCGGCGGCGTTGTCGAAATTCATCCACATCGGCGTGGTCACAGGGTCACTGCAATCGAAGATGGTCAGCGCGTCGGCCTGTAGCACGATCGGCTTCACTTTAGGCATAGGCCCATAGGCGCCCCGGCCTACTGTATTCAAAGGCTCCATCTGCCAGCTCTTACCATTCACCCCGTCAAACGTGTGCTTGCCTAGGGTGTCGATTACTGGCGCCGAGAGGCAGCAGCCTACAATATCCGCAGCCGTAACCAGCACGCGCTCAACAGCGTCCAACTCCCCACCCGCTGAATGGGGGCTTGATGGAAAGGTAAACATTGCGTTCTCCGGGGGTTGAAGCTCAAAAAAGTAGCGCGACAGCACCGATGGGGGTGGGCTGTCGCGCGCAACTGTGACCAAACAGTGATGGAAGGATCTGGCCAATTCGCAATTGTCAGATCATGCCAAGCATTATCCTCTTACCGTCCCGCAGGGTCAATACGGGTCAAAGGATCCGTTCGTTCACCTTTGGTTCGCGGCTCATGGATGACTGATAGAATACCAACCTTGGTCAAATCCTCGACAAACAGTCTCAACACATGCTTTGCAGGATCGTTTACGCGCCGCTCTGAAAACTGCCGGTGTGCTTCGCGGGCGATGCGACCTATCAAAATATCAAGGTCAGATTGTTCGATCTCCCTCGGATTCCGCCCCGGTGGCGCCCAACCCATCTGAACCAGCGCCTGCCTGACGGCCTTCTCCTGCGTATCCAGTACCTGATAGGCCATTGTCTGCGCTTGCTGGCCTGGCCATACCGTGCGCGTCATGATCTTGCCGTCATCGGTGAAGCCAGCCTCAACCGTTACTTTCAATATTTCACTTCTTTCCATGCTTTTCCTCGCCATATTTCAGCATCCTGTCCACGTCTTCGATCGTTTCCTTGACCCGC